CTTGGCTTCGATCGATAGGCTTGTAGCCAGCCCTGTCTAGCAGATCCTTCGCTGCTTCAAGCTGGACATATTCGCTTTTGGCACCTGTTGCTAGTCGCTTTACCGTACCAGCGGCAAGTGTAGCGCTGATACCAAATTCCTCATTCATTCTTTGCATCAGATAGCTCTGCACATGAGCAAGCTTCAAGGTCTTAGTTGCTGTGACTCTTCCAGATTCGCCAGAAGCATAGCCAGCTTCTTCAGCAGCCTGCCCGATACTACAGCCTTTTGCTACAAGCGTGTCTATTAAGGCAGTCTGCTTTGCAGTCAGTTTCTTAGCTACTGTTAGATTCATTACTCATTCCTTTTCTAGGTTGCGATATTGATTTCAGGAAGCTATTGCGTTGATGTCTTGCACTTCATCGCCTAAGCAGAGAGGAATGAGTAAACATCGTTATCCGCTTGAAGCCCCCCTCTCTCCTCTCCCCCCATCTACCGACTGACTGCAAGGTACGTCAAGAACTTACGTGGCGTCACTTGTGCCTCGAGGGCATCTTACATACTACATCTTGTGCTTTGATCAGGCTGTTGCCCTTGACGTACTATTGTGAAGAAGCGCAACAAGCGCCTCGCCATGCAACCAAATGTTAGCAACTCACCGCCATTTAAGTTTGTACTACACAGATACTACACGCGCGCGAGAGTTGATAACGCCAAGCCTCATTTGGTTGCGCGTGCAGCTAAAGCGTTAGCCATCCAGCGTTCTCCGATAACCTGACCAAGAAAATCTTGGGCCGTCTTGGTTGGTAGATCACCCTGAAAAAGTTCGCAAG